CCTTTATTGATGCGGTACAAACAGACACTTTCAACTTGCTTGGCACAACTGCAACGAAAATTCCACAGACGCGGCGCGGTGTTAATCAAGTTGTTGACAGCGTTGAAAAGACAACACGCGGCTTTGTGCGTGCGGGCGTATTTGGTGCGGGCACATGGTCAAGCCCTGATTCATTTGGTGACTTGGACACGTTCAAGCGCAATATTAATGAGTTTGGCTTTTACGTGTTGGCAGGTTCTTTAGCGGATCAGCCACAGAGCGAAAGAGCGGCGAGAAAATCACCCGTTATTCAAGTGGCGGTGAAAAACGCGGGCGCAATTCACAGCGTTGATGTGGTCATCAATTTCAACCTATAAGCTTTTAAGACTGAATAAGGAAAGATAAAAAACATGAGCAATATTATTAAAGATGCAGACAGCACAACCCTTGTCTTGAATGGTCACGCCTTTACAAGCTTTGGTGTTGGTGACAATATCGTTTTATCACCAGTTAATCCGCACTCAAGCCAAATCAACTCAAGTGACGGCGGTGTGACAATCAATAAGCGTGCTGATGGTGATGTTTATGACATGACTATCACGTTGCAAAAATATTCTGATGATGATGTGTTTTTAAACTCAATCATCAATACAGAAACGCCCGTCATCTTGGTGGGGTCAATGAAAGAAGACTTCAACCGTGACGGCACGGATGGTCAAGAGAGTTGGAATTTAGAGGGCGGCTCTGTGCTAACCAAACCAACCGACACAAAGAATGACACGGACGGCAACGCAACTCTTGACTATACGTTAAGATTTAGAAACGCCAAACGCGCCTTGTAATTTTACTTTAAAAAACGGAACGGACACAATGACAAATACAGAAAAAGATGAGTCTTTATCATTACAGGTTGAGGCCAGAGAAGAAATAAGAAAAGCCTTTGAGGATAAGGCCGCCACGTTACCAAGCGGCAACACGTATAACTTTACGACATTGACCCACAAAAAAAGGCTCAAGGTTTTCACGCGGTTTCAGTTGCTAGAGGAGCAAGGGCTTATGTTCTTTGACTCAACTGATTTTGAAATTGTTCAAGGCATTATTGATGACACTGTTTTATTTGATGGTATGCAGTTGTCAAAACTCAAGGATCATTGGGAAGAAAACGCGCATGATTTTTTCTTGTTTTATCGGACGGCAATGGGGGTTATTTCATACCCTTTTTTGCACGGCAACGGGTAAAGCTAACCTTTAACTATACCCGCGAATCTCAAGAATATATTATAAAATCGAATGTATCTGATTTAGATATGACGATATTCTTTTTATCTAAAAAGGGATATGGTACTATTGATTATATTGAGCAATGGGATACGCCCCGCTTTCTTGATGTGATGGAATATGAGCAAATCATAAACAGCATTGAGGCTCACAAGTATGAGGCCGCAAGAGATAAGGGTAAACGGTAATGTCAGAGGTCACAGAGGTTGTCACAAAGTTTTCTTTCACAGGGTCAACACAACCCCTTTCAAAGTACAATGAGAAACTAGGCACGGCGATTAAAGGTCTTGGCGCAATGGCAACCGCAACGGCGGGGGCTTTGGCGGGGCTTGCTTTTTGGGCTGATGGAATCCTCAAAGGGATTGACCCCATTGCGCAAATGTCACGACAAACAGGTGTTGCCGTTGAAGCTATTCAAGAGCTAGGGTTTGCGGCATCCGTAAACGGTGGCTCAATGGAGGCCATGAGCGCAGGGCTTGAGCGTTTAAACGGGCGCATAGGTGAGGCCGTGGCTCTTGGTAGCGGTGAAGGCGTAAAGATATTTGAGCAACTTGGCATTGACCTTGAAACGGCAACGGGAAAAGTAAAGAGCGCAGATAAAGTCTTTGATGAAATGCGTCAACGTGTTGTTGAGCTTGGCTTATCACAGCAAGAAATATCAAGCTTTGCTGAAAAATTAGGGCTTGACCCTAGCTCTGTGCAACTCTTGATGAAAACAAATCAAGAAATGTCAGCCTTGAAAGAGGAGTCCCGCGATTATGGTATTTTAACAAAAGAGCAAATTGATGCAACGGCTGATTACAATGACAGCATGACCCGCCTTGGTACAGCGTTCAAGGGTGTCAAGCAGCAAATAGCCGTTGGCTTTGCCCCTGAATTAAAAAACTTAGCAGACAAGGTGACAACATTAATCAGAGATAACCGCGAACTGATAAGCGATGTTTTGACAAAAGGAATTACCGTTCTTGGCGCGGTTGCTAGTGCGTTTGGTAATGTGGCAATGTCTATTTTTGATGTTACATCATACTTATTGTCATTTAAACCTGTACTGTTTGCCGTCATAGGGCTTGCAGGGGGCTTGATGTTGGCCTTTGCGCCCATCACTAGCATAGTAGTTGGTGTAACGGCCTTGGTGCTTATCGTTGATGATTTGATGGTTGCTTTCACTGGTGGCAAATCGGTTATTGGTGATTTTTTCAAATCGTTTGGCGTTGACTTGACGGTTGTTACCGACATGCTCAAAGAAATGTGGCGCATTGTTAAAGAGATTTTCTCTTTTGATTTTGGCGCAATAACTGATGCAATCGGTGGCGGCATCAGTGGCATCAAAGGCTTTTTTACATCCGATGAAATGGCGGGCGGTGACAGCGTTTCAAACGTGGATAATCGCAGTGTCAGCCAAGAGATAAGAATTGATGTGCATGGTAGCAATGCGGACGAATCGGCACGCGCCGTTTATGAAAGCCTACAAAAGCAAATGCAGGACGCACAGGCACAAACAGGGAACGGGGGGCGATAGATGGCCTTTATTGAAAAAACACTAAACCGTGAGCGTTTGCCATACCCATTGCAACAAATAGGCATTGGGGGATTTTCTTTATTTGCCCGCGTTGCGGAAAGAATAACACTTAAGGCTGATAACCCTATCAACTACGTTGAGGACGGATCGTCATTGAATGACCACAGGATAAAAAAACCAGAGGTTTTGACCATCCGTGGTGTTGTGGGCGATATTTACCGTTCACCAAACACCCTTGTTGATCGTGTTCAAAACATTGATGACAGCTTAGGCCAAATCACTCAATACTTTCCACGCCTCACAGCGACACAGCGCGTGTCATTTGGTAATGTTTCATCAAGTGCCGTATCGCAAATAGAAAAAATTGAGGGGCTTATAAGCGGGGGCGTGCAAATCAACAATCTTTTTGGCAATCTTGACAATGCCTCAAAATCGTTGGGTGAGCAATTCCTTGACGCAATGGAAAGCATACACTATGGCAATCAGCTTATATCAATTCAAATGCCTTATAGAATATATGACAATATGTGCATAAACAGCCTTGTGATTGATCGCAACAACACAAGTGATGGCATGGAGTTTGTAATGGAGGCTCAACGCTTTAGAATTGCTGATTTGAATTTTGTCGCGGTTGAGCGCGTATCAACGGCAAACGGTGGCACAGCTCAAAAGGTTGCTAAAAACCCCGCAAAAGCTTTAAACGGGCAAGATGAAAGCATCAAAGAAAAGGGTGCGCAAGACGGAAAAGCGGTTGATGCTGAAACAAAAAGCGCACTTACAAAGATTTTAGGCGGTTGATATGATTGAGATTGAGAATATTAGCAATGAAGCTTTGCAACGTCATGTGATTTTATTTGAAGAGTCTGAAATTACTCTTACATTGCGCTATTTATCCGTTGTTAGCATATGGGTTTATAACGTGGAGTACAAAGGAAAGCAATCAAACGGGCATAAATTGGCCTGTTTGACCCCTCACATGTATTCAACCAATTTTCCCTTTGATTTTATTGTGAGAGATAACAACGGCACGGGGCTTGACCCCGTTGATATTAACGATTTTTTCAATGAGCGTTGCACATTGTTTATGCTTGAGCCTGATGATATTGAAGCATTGAGAGGGCAACCAGTTGAGATTTGATAGAAACTATGAATTGACGATACAGACAGAGCTTGAGCGGGCTATTGTTGTGCGCCCGCCGTTCAATATTGCTTTCACGGCTGATAAGTCAACGGACAAGAGCCTGAATAAAATGAATATCAAAGTTTTTGGATTGTCCGAATCAAATCAAAACGCCGTTGTCAAAAACGCAGAGGATAAAAAGAAATTTGAAATAGCCCTCAAGGTTGGATATCAAGACAGCATTGAAACAATTTTTAGAGGTTTCATAAATATTGGTCAAAGGGCGCGTGAAAATGCTGAATTGCCCCTTATTCTTGAGTGCATTGATGGTGGCTTTGATGCCCGCTTCTCATTCACCTCAAAGACGATTAAAAGCAAAAGCGCGATCGATGCTATACTTGAGGACATGCCAAATACACGGCGCGGAAAAATAACACCTCAAAAAACCCTGATACGCCCCCGCGTGCTTGTGGGTAATTCTTGGGATTTGATAAGACGCAATGTAAATGATGAGCAATATTTTATTGACAACGGGCAACTTAACATCATCAAAAAGAATGAGGTCACAAATAAGTTTATACCAGTTGTGCAAGCATCCACAGGATTGATAAGCACGCCCGCTCAAGAGGAAAGCAAGGTGACTTTTCAAACCATGATGAATCCCGCTTTAAAGGTGGGCGGTTTATGTGAGCTAAACGCCGTCACAGCCCCGTCACTTAATGGGATTTATAAAATCAACGCCATAGGTTATGATGGTGAATATGACGGATCACGGTGGACGCAAACAGTCACGGGAATTTTAACAAAGGATTATGTTGTATTATGAGCGAACGAAAACAACTAATTGACATTTTATTACGCACGATTGATGACAGCCTTGCAAATGTTCACACGGCAACCATTGCCCGTATTACAAAGGTAAATGCCACAACAATTAATTGTAAGCCTGTGATATCACGGGTGCTCAACGGTGAAAAAGTTGACTTGCCTGAATTTATTGAAGTGCCCCCAATGTTTATGCAGGGCGGGGGGTCATATACGGCCTATCCGTTGGCGGTTGGTGATTATGCTTTGATGATATTCACAGAGCGTTGTTTTGACAACTGGTATGCGGGCGGTGATAATGAAATACCCCTTGAATATCGGATGCACGATTATTCGGACGGGTTTGCCATTGTTGGCATCAATCCGATTGGCACGGCAATAACCATACCTGATGTAATAACCCAAGTAGGAGACACGCGGCAAGAAGGCGACTATGACCATGAAGGTGATAGAGAGCAAGAGGGTAACTTTGTGCTTAATGGGAATTTTACAATAAATGGCAACATGACAATAAATGGCACGGGCGGCGGTGGCACAGTCAACACAAATAATATAGACTTTATATTGACCAATGGTGATGTGACGGCTGATAGTGTAAGCTTAAAGACACATACACATGACGGCGTTCAATCGGGCGGTAGCAACACAGGACAACCAAACACATAATGACAATAGTATCAGGATTAGACAAAAATCAAGATTGGACATTTGGCAAATCGCGTGCGAATTACAAGCGCAATGGGCGGGCGGTTTATCAAAACGTGCAAACGCGAATCAGATCATTTGTTAATGATTGGTTTCTTGACACAAAAGACGGGATTAACTGGTATGAGCTTTTGGGCAATAAGGGCACAGAAACACAGATTTTAAGAGAGATTGAGCGCGTCACGTTGCAAACGCAATTTGTCAGGTCAATACAGAAATTAGAGATAGTTGATCGCAACAAAAACAGGGCGGTCACTATTGAGCTTGCAATAACCACAATTTTTGATGATACAATAAGTGATGAGATAAGGATTGAAACATGACTACACCAATGTTTACGGCTGATGGTTTTGACATTCGCACCCTTACAGAGATCAATCAGGAATTGATTGACGCTTATAAGGCTATTTATGGCAATGACATTAATCTTGATGTTTCAACACCAGACGGTCAAAGAGTGGGAATCGAAGCCAAGGCGATTGCAGACATTGAGGAGTTTTTGCTTAACCTTTACAATCAAATGGATGCAGACCTTGCCTTTG